TCATAGGCTTCGTCGGCCTCCTTGCGCCACTCAGCAAGGTGATCGATCGCGCTCTTGGTCCAGCCTTTGAGGCGACGGAAGAGATCGCCATCGGGATCAACGCCAATCGCTTCGACCGTGTCTTTCGTAGCATCATCGGGTGGAAGCGGATCACTCATGATTGCCACCACTCCGCCAATGCCTGATTGACCATCTGCGTCACGACGAATTGCGGCGCGTGATCGTTCGCGTTCATCCGGACATCGTGGACAATCTTGCCGTGATGATCCTTGGCCGCGAGCGAGAACCGGAAGTCGTCGAACGTCTCGGCGCGAAACATCAGCATCGCATCATGATCCGAGCAAAGCTTCTTGAGCTGGTTCCACTCGGTCAGGCCGCTGTTATCTTCCACGCCGATTACGCCGCCCATGATGTTGCCCCTGCTGATTGCATCCGGCGCCGCGCTCGCTCGTAACGATCCTGTTCACGAGCGATGGAGATCGGCGTCACGGCGAATGTCGATACGAAAGCGTCGGCCAAGTCAGGCGAGCGGCCTAAGCGCTCTTTCGTCTCGTCCTTGCTCTCAAGCTTGATCAGGCCGTTTGAATTGTAGCCGTAGAGGATGTCTGCGAGTTCGGACGTCAGTGCATCGTCGCCGATGTAGACATCACGCCCCTCAAACCACATTCGCGCCTTCCAGAATAGCTCATCTCGCAGCTTAGCGTACTTACCGTCGATAGAGGGTCGCTCGGAGACGTTGAGCATCGTAACCGGCAATCCGAGTTCGCGCATACGATCTGCGACACCCGACCCGATCCCGATAGTGTCCACCACAATGTGACTTGGCAGCTCATCCCTCGGCGTATCCTCATACATCGCCAGCACACGGCCAGCGGTTTGCATCGTGTCCAAGCCACGCCATGCGATGACAGGCTCCATCAACACACGACCACGACGTTTCGCCAATGCTGTGCGGTCATCACCGAAACGCGCCGGATCAAGGCCCCAAATCGGCTTGACCTGGTTGATCGTCTCTTTCGGGACGACGCGCTTTGCAGCCTCTTCCATCAACGCCAATGGAATGAGCGTGTTGCTGTCGACTTCTGGAAACTCGCCCAGCACGTTGACCTTGACGTGATCTGAGGACAAGCCCCAGTCATCAATCATGTCCTGAATTTGCTTCTGGTTGGCGGCCTTGGCGCGGCGGGTATCGACCGTCATCGTCAGCCAGCGGTGGCGAAAGCGCGTGAAGATCTGATAGAAATAGCTCGCCTTGTGGATCGGATTGCCGAAGGTGAAGACGAAGCTGTCGGGATCGGTGTTCGTGGCCTCAGCTACGGAAAAGATGGTCTCAGGAACGCCCGAGCCTTCGTCAATGATCGTGCATTGCCCGCGTCCACCGTTGTGCAAGCCGCCAAATGCGTCGGGCTTATGCTCACTCCACTTCTGCGCAACGACCTTCCATGTGTCAGGCTGCTCGATATGCACGAACTTGGTTGCAGTCCATTCGAACCAGTGTTTGTTCAATGCTCGCGCATGCCACAACGCCAGTTCACGCCACGTCTTGCCGTCGAGCTGATCGCCTGTGTTCGCTGTAACAACGCCTGAGAAGTTCGGCCGCGTGCTCATGAGGAAAAGCACCAGCCACGCGATGACAGCGCTCTTGCCTGGGCCACGGCCGGATTTGACCGCCATCTTGATCACATCGCCGCCTGAGCGCGTGCGGATCGCTTCACCTAGAACAGACAGGAACTCGGTCTGCCATTCATCAGGGCCGTCCCAACCTTCAAGCTCACCCTCGCCCCATTCGAAGATGTAGCGCACGAACGACAGCGGATCGGCGTACATCGCGCCGATGTCGTCGCAAAGCATCTGGTCGACGTCGTTCATTCAACCAGATCGATTGTGATCAGGCCGGCGCGCTTACGAGCGTCAAGCAGGCGATGCGATTGTGTGATATTGCCCGAATGCTCGACCTCGCGCTTATCCTTCCACTCGATCGGATCAGCGTTCTTGAGCGCGAAAATGCGGGCGGTAACGCGTGCGCCAAAGTTGCCGTCGAGCATTGTTTCTTCGAGATATTTGACGCGCTTTGCCTGGGCTATTTTTACTGCGTCGGAAAATTCTGGATGAACGCGCGTCCATTCGTTGACCGTATCGCGCGAAACGCCGATGTCGCCAGCAAACGCCGTGAGCGATAAGCCAGTCGCCATCGTGTTGATGACCTCATCGCAGTAGACCGGGTTATATTTGCTCGGGCGGCCAGCCATCACCGCAACGAAAGCCCGCTGCCAGTGACCAACCAAACCACAAGCACGATCACCAGAACGATCGCGGCAATGCGCATGATATTGGGATCTGTGGGTACGCCAAGCGCGGGAAGCAGGATGGCGAGAACGATGAGGATAAGGAGGATGGCCAACATAATGGCCGAACCATTTACACGAAAAATTCAGCCCATTGTATATGCAATAAATCAGATTTTGTCGGCTGGCTCGTCAGTGGACCAATCCTTGATGACCTTGAGCGCAATGTCTGCTAATTCGGCAGCATATATCGTACCGTCGAATTGCAAGCCATCATCGACCTGGTGGGCATAGTCGCCATCTCGCTGCGCCTGTTCGTGAATGTTGGTGACTAACGCCTCGATCAGCGCATCCCGAAGGTTGTCATCAGCGCTCATGCCGAAGTCCGGGGCAGCGCATAGAATACCGCGCGAATGGAAACACGAAGCTCACGAGCGATGCGGGATTTATTGATCCGCTCGCCAGCCTCTCGCATTTCCATGGCGCGCTCCAAGACGCGCTTGCGTTGCTGTGCTGGACGGCCGCGTGTGATGTGCTTCAAGTTCATTTCCCCTCCCCTTCACTCAGGACATGGTCGATCATTGCGGTGAAGATGTCCTCTACATCGGGCTTGTCGGACCACCCAATTGGAGCCGCCAGGCCGGCAGCCTCCACCATCCCCTCGTCCACTTGCTTCAGCTCGTTCAGGATGGCGCGGACGACCCTGACACAATATTGGCACACAGGCCCTTCACACGGCTCCTCTGTATCTCTTCCGAGTGAAGAGGTGCATTCAACTTCACAGAACGCCCGAGCCAACCGCTCCAGCATCGTAGCGTCTCTGTGGGTCAACGCCGGCTCCTCCAGTCAGTGTAGGCAGCGCCCGACAGGGCAAGGATTGCCAGCCCCCCGAGCGCGGCAACCAGCGACCAAAGCGAACTACCGAATAGCACGATGAAAATCGTTCCATACCCAGCACTGAAAGCAACGAGCATGGTAGCAGCCGCAAGCATAATCGCCATTCGCTTCGTATTCTCCATCATCTCATTCCTTCTGCTTGCGGGGTGGGGTTAGGCGGGGTCAAATGCCGAACTCCTTGCGTATCTCCGCCATCTGCTCGGGCGTGATGTTATCCGGCTTTTCCAGCTGCCACTCAGTCGGGGTAACAGGGCTTTCGACATATCTCGCGCTCCGGCGGCGCATCCCCAACCACGGACCAGCTTCCCTCATGATTGTCGGCACAATCTTCGATGGATGGTCGCAGGTCTCACGAGCAACCTTGCATCCGGCTGCCAGAATGTCGGGCGGAAGGTCGCGGAGCGTTCCCCAGGCCACCTTCAGCCATTCGTTCCGATCTTCCTTGGTCATGCCGCTAGGGGCTGTCAGGATGAGGCACGATGTCAACTCGGTGCGGAATTGGTCGCGGCTCGCCGGTTGCAAGCTAGTGGGTAACTGCGTCGTCTGGGTGGCCAAAGACCTCGATTGCTGCTCGGGCAGTGCGTCCAAGGCCCTGCTCGCCGCCTTGTTGAAACCCATTTCTCCCATTTTTTTGCCGTCCCCATTCATCTGCGTTCGTCAGCCATTTTCGGAATGCGGCCTGCCAGTCTTTCGACCTTCGGCCCTTGTCGCTGGCATGGTCGCGAAACTCTGCCAGCCTCGTTGGCAACCAGCCCGGCGGCCATCCATCGACCACTCGCTGTGCCGCCGGGGTCAGGACTGGCTCCCACCCGGCAGGCAATGGCTCTCCATGCGCCGATACTCGGCGGCCTTTCGGCTTTGGGGGTAAAGATGATTTATCATCTTTGGGGGAAATATCTGTGTCAGGGTTAGAATATATATCATTGGGGGCGTCACTGCTGTCACACGGTGTCACAGTGACAATGCGTGACGCGCGTGACTTGCGCTGTCTTTCAGCGTCCTTTGCGCGCCTCTCTAGGATCTTATTTTCCTCTTGAGCGGCATCGGCTTTTACCGCCGCGACTA